CTGCGTCAACGAAGTCCTGATTATACCAATCATTCTCATTCTCGCTTTCATTTTTGGCGTGATAAGTTCCATAACCTTTTTTGAGATTAACCCAGAATGCTTGATGATCTCCAATTTGCAAAACTATATAACTTATTTCATCAATTCTCTCCGCGGTTCCAAAAGTCGTTACCGAGAAGAGTTTGAAGTTCCCTCTCCATAATAAAGGCACATAACCATAACCTTTAATAAATGTATAAGGTTGTGCCTGGTATTCTATGGGCATCTCTTTTTTAATAATATCAAGAGCAGTTCTCCAGGAGATGAAATCTACGAGCATAAAAACAATAATGATTACAATGGCGATGCTCAATACAGCTTTCCAAGCATCGTCCCAATTTAAAATTCTGAACCCCATTTCATTTTTACCCCTTTAGTATTTTTGCTGTTGCTTTCGCTGCCTCTGCTTGTGCTTGAATTTTCTCCTTAAATGCAACGATAGTTTGGAATAATCCGTGAATCAGATTAGAACCACCAGAAATCATCAAACCTGATAAAACAGCATCAAGATAAGGAAAAGTAGTTATCCCGAAATATGTCAGGATCATTCCATCCTTAGTTAGATAAACAAATGATATTGATACCGCCTCTGCAAATCCAAGTGCTATAATAAACTTTAGATAAGAAATTAAATCAGCCTCTTTCTTAAAATACGGAAGAGTCGTAATGATCCTTACCAAAGTCTCGACAACTACTGCCATTGCTACAAATAATAAAATCCCTACTAACTTCATAATTTCACCTCCATTACAAGTAAAATTTCTAAAACTTTTCTTAAAGTCACCGGTTGATCTAGATCCTCCCTTTCAAAAGGAAAACCCAATCTTTTACTCTCTTGTAGTAGAAATATTTCATTCTGCCTTGCAAGATCTTCCTTTTCTAAATCCTCTGCTATCTTTGAGACTGTCTCTGTCTTCTCCATTGATGCACCTCCTGAATAAAATTTATTTACCTCCCATTAATTCTGTAAAGTACTCTAACGAACTCTTCGCGAGTCATTGCTCTTGTAAAATAATCACTTGTTAAATATAGAGGGTCCGGAAGATCTCCCATTAAAATTCTCGAACTCATAGCCCATTGTTTTGACTTAACTTCTTCTGTAAGAGTTTTTACAAAATTAGATTCTGTACTAATAACAGCACTTGCCCAGCTTCCATCACTTGCATAGTAAGTTCCTATTGCTGAGAGAGTCTCGCCCTTGTAATATGCACCACCTTTCGTAAGATATAAAGCCTTAATCTGTTTTGCAATATAAACAATTGCATCATATTTGCTCATATTCTTAACCTTATATGCTTCAGAATTAGGTCCCGAATCAGTAATTCCCCAACTAAAACAATTATTCCAGTACTTCCACCAATCGTTGCTTCCCCATCCTGACTCATGGATCGCAATTGCTACCAGGTAATCTGCACCTATACCTGATTGTTTTTCAGCTTCCATAAAAGCATTTCCATAACCATATAATCCCGTATTCTTTACATAGTTGTCTATCGTTTTAATATCAATAAAGGAGGGCCTTAAAACAGTTATTGTTTTTGCAAGTTCTATCGCAGTCTCTTCTGGAAGTTCTATGGGTTTATACTCAAGTTTAAAAACAAGAAATCCGAGAGTAATTGATAAAATCAAAATGATTACCGTTAACATCAGAATTGTTGCTTTCACTATGGTATTCCCTTCAGAATAATACTTTCTTCAACTTTAAAACTAAATTCTCCCCAGCTTTCCTTGTACCCTGTTTTTTCAAGTCTTATTTCAACGGTATAAACTCCAATGTTAGATATATCACTTGCGACCAGGGGAAGTGAAATAAGCCCGATATCTTCAACGACGCAGTCCTTTAATACAACGGTCCCGTCTTGAAACTTTATCCCCGCCTTAACTGTAAATTCTGTCAAATCTTTTCCCGAACCATCATAGTTTAAAATTTCAATTGGAAAAGAAAACTCATTTCCCTGAAATATCGTTATCATAATTCACCTCGCTTCTCAGTTAATTTAACTGTCTTGTCTTTACTGCTTATCTTTTGAGTATTGTCTTTTTTCAATACAGATTCCCTTCCTGTAAGTTCTGCACCTTTCTTAACTGCTCTCACAATAATTCTTCCCTTGCCAAGAGTTCTCTTTATAAATTCTGCAATAATCGAAATTAGATTAATTATTACAACACTTAATTCAACAAAAAACTTTTTGTTCAGATAGACAAGATTCACAGTGGAAACTGCAAAACTTTTACCCATACTTTTACTTAAAGATAATGCATTTATAGAAATCACAGCAAGGACTTTATAAATAATTCCAACAACTTGTTTTGTAAGATTTAAAATATTCTGCATAGTTATTGATAGTATTTTAGAAATTCCCTTGCTCATGGATAAAACATTAACAGCAGTTATTGATAATGCTTTCAACCAAGTTTTCAGATAAGTAAAATTACAAATATTAGACATTAAAATAGCAAGGTTTTTCCTAATACCTTTTGTAAGAGTTAAAATACTTTGCAAAACAATAGCGAGAGATTTTAAGAATATCCGACCCTTAGTAATTGACAATATACTTAATAAAACAATTGAAAAGTTCTTTCCAATTTTTCTACTTATGGAAATTAAATTAGTCATTGTTATCGAAATTGCTTTGGTCAATAATTTTCCCTTGCTGAAAACAAGACTGTTGACGATTTGTATAGAAGGAAACTTGCTTATCTTCCTGGCTCTCGTGAAAATATTAGTCATCACAATTGAGGAATTTTTAGAAGTCTTTAATGCTCTCGATAAAATATTTGTCATGGCTATTGAAAGAAATTTTTGTATGCCTCCTTCAAAAAAAGCATTAGCAATAAGATGAGAAGATGCCCCTAATGATTTTTGAATTAAATCGCCTGAAGATAGACGACCACTCGGACATTCTCTCCAAATATTTGTCATTTTATCCTACTGCCAACTGCATTGTTAACATCGGCAAACCAACTAATGTAGAATCGGCATATAAAGCAATATATAAAGCACTTGTATCAAAAATAAGAGGAAGTCCAGTTTTCAGTAAATCGTGAACATCTGCCCAGTTGGCTACTGAGCATCTCCCATTCCATAGTGGTCTTAAAATCATTACATTAATAGTCCCAACAGTGGCTACGGTGGTTCTTACTCTTACAATTTGTGAAATTCCACTATCTCCTGCCGCTAATGGAATTTGATACATACGATTAAGAGGCAGAGCCAATGTTGCAACGACCCCAGTATCTCCTGCGGCACCGTCTTGGTCAAGGTAGTTTATTTGCACATTACATACTCCGGTATGGCCTGTAACTGCTTCTATCCATAACTGAAGACCGTTATAATTAGTATTGGGAACTCTTCCAGAAAAATCTGGTTGTGAGGCAAGAGTTACATCAGCACTGACAGCATAAGCCCCTGCTACAAATAATCTGTCAAATAAATCAAAGCAACAAGCCACTGAACTTCCATAATCTATTTTTGATAAATGGCCATTTGCTCCACCAAAACTTGCGATGAGTGGATAACCAGCAGTCGCACAGGTATGAACCAAACCATTTGCAGTATTGCCGACATTTAAAGTTCCTGCACCTGGATTTCCCGCAACATCAAAAACAGTATAAGGCATTGCGGCAACAAGTGTTTTTGTACCTGTTTTCATCCAAGTTAACCTTTGTTTTACTGCACCAATATAACCATCTAAAGTTGTGATAGCCATTTTATTTTACCTCCTCTAATTTAAGTTACCTCGTTTTGAAGAGTAAACTCTATCTTGTCACCTGAACTCAAAGCAATTCCAGTAAAGGAAGCATGATAATACAAAGTTCCAGAAGTTATTGCAGACCAAATCCCTGCATTTGTTATGGTCTTTCCTGCATCGGCAGTCATCAACCATACATGTTGAACCTTATCGGCAACGGGTTGAGTTATCGTAGTTGATACTCTTGCTTCGCTTCCTTCTGTGAACATTGCAACATCTGATTTATCTGCAGTTCCTGCACCTGTTCCCCAAGTTCCATACTGCGTTACAGCGGCCATTAAGTCAACAACCCATTCTTCACCTTTTTGCGTTAAGACAGTTACATCAGCCATGTTTCACCTCCGTGAAATTTTTTATTGCTTTGCCCCTTGCAATTACGCCAAGGTCTTCAATTGTTCCGTCAGCCCTGATAATTCTTGCTCTCAAGACTGATTCTTCCTTCTTGCGTTTGAAAACTTTAAAAAACTTTTTTAAATTCATACTGCCTCCTAATGCTTAAAACTTCTTGCATTTAAAACTAATCTTGCTCTTCTACCTGTCTTGCCACTTTTCTTTGCGGCCGTTCTTAATTTCTTTACAGGAATTTTCTTTCCTTTTTTAACTTTTAATGTTCTTCGCAAAGCTCCCTTATGTTTTGCAAAAGCTTTTTGCACCCATTTTGTTGCCATTTTATACCTCCTATATACTTTTAATTTATGCGCCTTGAATTTCTCATAAATTGATTAAAAGACATACATCGCTTAATAGGTTTGTTTTTAGCAAAATGTAAAATATTTTCCATAATTACTGATAAGGATTTATATTGAAGGGTAACTTCTTCAGGAAAGTAACGAACCACAATAAACATTTGACTAAAGCGTATTTTTTGTGTTGACTCGATAACAGAAGTTTCTATCCCCATTCCTATATTATCAAAATCATCCCAAGTCCATTTCACCCCAGTAAATACATTTAACGGTCGAACAGTATCTAAAGCCATTTTATAACTTAAAGCAGGACCAGCCTGTATATAGCCTTCAAATTCTTCATATCCCGGGACATCTTCAATAAGTCGTTCGAAGTAAAAAGCTAAAGCACCATCTTCATTAACATCGGGCCAGCATTTCCAACATGCCTTTAATTGAATATCAATAATTTCTCCACTTAATCCAGAGTGGTCATAATAATAATATTCTCTTCCATTATAAGTAGGGGTACCTTCCATATAATCAGTATCTCCATTGCACTCTGTCTCATCTACATTTACCCAATGGGTAGAATTACTCGGTACAGGAATATTATAACAATTGAAAAAATCTGAAGGATATCCAGACGGAACTGCAGGATAAGAGATAGGCCTCAATATAACGGTAGTAGCATAATCAATATTTCTCTCCAAAGTAAGAATATTGGTCGTTTGAATTGATAATGCTTTTTGGTTCCATGGTGGAGAATAGTCAATCGTGATTTCAACATAGTCTATATAAGCAGTAAGGGTTGCTGAAGCACTGTTATTTTTAGCTACAATAGCAACACCGAAATTAGTTGCATTTACATCACTATAAAGTAAAGTCAACCCCCATTTTGTTCCTCCGTTGTGGTCTTCATTTGCATCACTTGCAGGCCAACCTGTCGCTGATGCCTTATTATCTCCTTGAATTGTTCCACCTTTTATAAGTTTAACTACATAATCTTTTATATCTGTTCCACCGGCATGTCTTTCAATTCTAACCTTGACCCAATTTATTATATAGCCAGTAGGAATTGTAAATCCAAAACCTGTAACTTTTAAATAATATGTATATAGACCTGGTGCCAATGAAGCATAAGTCCATACATCATTAGAAGTCGAAGCATTGCCTGGACTTGTCCAAGTTACTGTTCCATATGATGATGTACCAAAAGATGAGCCTTTTTTTGTTTGCTGTGCCATTTATTTTTTCACTATTCCTTGAACTGCCCAATGAATAGCAGTTCCTAATCCATTTGAGAAAACTTTCATTCCTGTATAAGTTTCTCCGTCTTTAATCCATTCTTGGTGATAACAAATAGGTTGTGCCATCTCTCCTGTTACAACTCCCTCAGGATAAATCGCTAATATAATCGGCATTGCAACAAATATCCAATCTCCGAAATCAATGGTTACTTCCCCTGAAGCATCGGCAACCGTTCCCATGATAACTTTCTGAGGATTTGAGTGCTGATAAGTTTCAATGAGTCTTTCAGTTTGAAATTTACTCATTTCACATACGCTTCCACTTCGGTATATAGTTCTTGTGGAGTAATATAAGACATATATTTCTGTATTGTATATATTCCCAGATTACCTACAGAATCTACCCATGAGGTTTGATATCCTAAAACCTGATTTGCAGTTAAAAGACATGCTATTCTAAAAGTCAAAACTTGAGAAGCTTTATTTGAAATATTAAAAATCTGTTGAGCAATAATTGGTAAGGCAGTTTCTTTCATTCCAACGGTCATTGCAAATGCAATGTTATTTAAAAGCGTCTTATTATAATTTGCATCATTTATAGAAATTCCTGCAGAAGGCATATGTCCATAAGCCACTCCTTTATTCAATATGTCATCAGCAACCAACACTGTTGCAGGTATTGAAGCAATTGCTACTGAAAAACTTGCATTCAAAGAATCTTCAATGTGTCCAGCACTTGAAAGAATAACATTCGGGGGTGGACTTAAAGCATTAATTATTCTAATAGCTCCACCAGAACCAATAATACCGACAGGGTCAACAAATATAATATATCCAAGTGCCTGACAAGCTCTTTGTATTTCTGCCAAGTAAGTTGAATTGGTAACGGACAATATACCATTTTCATAAAGAGCTGAAAACGACATATTGTTAGAAGGCACTGAACCATGAAATTTTATTCCTGAAAGTCCAGCAACGGTATCTATGAGATATTGCAAATATCTTGTTGTCGTATCTGGAACAAGAATGACATCTGCTCCTGAACCCGTTGCTCCAAAAGTTGTATTCGTTAATAAAACATCCCAAGCAGTCAATATAGTCCTTAAATTAAAAGTATAAATATTGCCACCCATTGCTCGGTCTTTGGTGGGAGTTTCTGCAAAACCTTGAAATACTTGAACTCCATCAACTTTGATTGTCCACAATCCACGATAACTGCTTATCGTCGAAACAGCAGGAATTGGTTCAAACATCGTTATTTGAGCAGTCGCAGATTCAAATAGTCCTCCGCCAAAACTTAAAGATAACAAAACTCTTTTAGAAGCAACTGTAAGGATCTCTGAACCATCAACAATAATTGAATAAACTTTAGGAATCGAAACTATTTTCATTCTTCTCTTACCAAAGTTAAGTTATATCTCCAACTTGCTTCACTCCAAGCACCACCTGCTTCTCCCCAATTTTCTACCAACGTAACGGGGTCTTTAACATAGTAAGTATGTCCATCAAAAGTAACTGCATTTCCTACTTTCGCCAATGTAAGAAAACTTTCTGCGTTAGCCTTTAAACGACATTCAACTATTAAATATCTTTCAATGTAATTACAGGTATAAATAATAAAGTTATTAAGTCCCTTCGTGAAACTCCCTGCACTTACGGATACTTCTAATGAATCACTTATAACTGCAACTCCTGTCCCCGTCATTAAATAATTAACAACAAGTTCTGACATTATCTACCTCCCCAAGCAGGGGCAATGGGTCCTGTTGCATGTGAAGCATAGTCTTCAATCGGTTGTTTAATACCCGATACAATAGAGTCTCCAATTTCTCTTCCACTACGAACCATTTGCTCTTTAAGACTTAAATTTCCATGTATTTCAACACTAACTTTTACATTAAGAGGTGGAGGCTTTACAATAGGAATTTTCGGAATTGCTACTGCCATATTCAAATTTCCCACGAACTTTGTAAGCTCTGGAACATTCATTCCTTCAATTTTTATAGAAGCCCAAGAAGCTTTAAATTTATCAGCAGAATTTGTTGCATTGTCAATATTTGTTGGAATTAGACCAAGCCCTTGTACAAATTTCGTAACTTCATCTTCCCATTCTTTCATCTTAGTGCTAACATCATCAGTATTCTTTCCCGCTTCTTCAATAGGGGGGTTTATCTCGCCCTTCCAAGCCTTTCCAACATTTGCAAGAGCATCTCTAAAAACATCAATATCTATTTTCATTCTGTCAAATCGAAAAATCGTAAAATCAGCAATAGCTCCAATACCACTAACCAATAGAGTTATAGTGTTTGCTAATCCTCTGGTAACTGTACCAACACGATTAGCAATGCCTTCAAAAGCTGAACTCACTTTTTCCTTGTATTCATCTGAAGTTACAGAAGCTCCAATCATAAGTCCTATTTGTGTAGCTAATCCTGAAGAAAATCCCTGCATTGCAGGTGAAAGTTTAGACCCCACCGTCTCTTGCAAATCATGATATGCAAGTTTTAATGCTAAAGTGCCACCAATTGTCTTGTTAACTTCCGTTGTACTTCCTGAAACTTTTGATAAGGCTTCATCAAGAAGGTCTAAAGCACTTTTCCCTTTTGTAACAGTTATTCCAAAATCTTTTAATCCCCTACCTCCAGATTCAATTCCTGCCAGAGCATTTTGAATTCCTAAAACAAGTTCGTTAGCTGTTGTGGTTAAATCACCTATTCCACTTTTTGACCCTTCTATAATAACAGGCAGGGCTTTTATAGCAACGCCAACATCGCCAAATCTTCTTACCAAATCATTTAAAACAGCATTAAGTTCATCAGGCTTATAAAGCGACAATTTAGAGAGATTTTCAATAGCAGAATGAATAGATTCAATTCCTGCTGGAGATACTCCTACATTCTTCAAAACATTAGTTAACCTGACAGCTGATAATGCAGATTCCTCAAAAACTGCTTCTGCTTGTTTTCCAAAATTAATAATTGCTCTTGTACTAAAAGCTATACCTAATGCAGTCCCTATCTTCATAGCTACACTCGCCCAGTTAATCGCCATCGTGTTGCCTGTTAAGGTGGACTTACCTGCTATCAGGTCAAGTTTATTTTTTATATCTTCAATATCTGCTTTTAATATTACCCAAGTTTCTTCCGGCATTACTTCTCCTTTAAAAACTTCTTATCTAACTTGCCTTGCTTAATCAATTCTTCAATCTGCCTTTCAAATTCTTCTTTAGAAGGTTTTTTGCCCTGTTCTTTTATTTCTTCCTTCTTCTTACCTAATTCAATAATAAGTGTATTTATTTCGACAGGTGCCATATTAGCAAGGTCATCAATAGTAAGATAGAGCCAACCTGCTTGCATAAAATCAGCACATTGTTTTATGAATTCTCGGTCGCAATATCCTTCAAAAAAAAATCACTTATCGCCTTACGAATTTCATCGAAATTAATGTCCTGAACCTCTGAAAGTCTTAGACCTGGATTCTCTTTTTTCCTATACTTCCAAACCATATACTGATAAACTTTCGGATTCAGGTTTTTTAAATTCTCAACAGTAAAATCTTTATCAATAATAGCAAGAGGGTCAACACCCGTAATGTCAAAACATTCCTGTAAATCTTTATGTGTAGCCATGGTTAAGGGGTAGGAGTCATTATCTTTTCAACTTGTAAAGAAACTTCCCACCAGTTATCTTTTTCTCCGGTATGAGTCGCTTTCGTAAGCGTACCTGTAATGGTTTCAACAATGGGAACGGCAGGGTCTAACGAAGTAATTGTAATCGTAACATCAGAGGCTCCAAGCATATCAACTACTCCCTGAGCAGTGGGTTTTGTAGAAAAAGCGGCTAAAACAGTCATTACTTGTGTCCACTTCTCGGCTGTCCTTTTTGTCTCAATGACAACCGGTGGATTACCTGTAAATTCTTTTTCTGTTTTTGTATAAACATAATCCGATGTAAAACGATTCACTATCCCCGTGTAACCAGTTGGTAGTGAATTACTTGCAATTCCAAAAGCTAATGTATCAGCCATTTAAAGCCTCCTATAATTTAATATTCAACTACTGCAATGGTCAAGCCAGTGATACCTTCGGTATAAGTTATCTGAACATAGTTATCGGTATCGTTGAATCTTGACACATCATATATTCCTGCACTCTTTTCTCCATTCGTTGCAGGCACAACTATATCTAACGGATGTGTATAACCCTGATTGCATTCCTTCGGTGAAGCAATGTGGACTGTCTTCTGAGTTCCATCTGTATTCTTTACTCTAATTTCACAGGTTCCTTTATCGTTCAGAAAGAAGTTCCCATTCACATCGCAAGCCTCGAAAGTAACTGTAATGCCTTCAGGAACTAATGATTGTTTTGTTATTTGACTTGCCGCCATTTATATTTCCTCCCACTTAATTTTTAAAGTTACTCTTCTTGTCCATAGATTGTCAAGAGCCAGTAAAGGAGTTTCTGCACTATAATCTATCAATTGAATAAAGAAATCTCCATAAGTTCCATGCATTCCTATTTCATTTTTCAATATGTCTAACAAATTGCTATCTGCTTTATCAATGACTACAACCATTTCTATAACCGTTTCATATCCATATTTAAGTTTCGTAGCAGGAAACTCTCTAAGATAAACAGTATCTTTCTTAAATATAAGGTTATCAAAATTTCTTACTTCTGCACTTTGAATTTTCTTTGCTATCTCTTCTCTAAGCCCCATATATCAATCCTTTCAATACCCTGTTTCTAACGATTTGTCCAAGCAATGCTTTATTGTTCTTAACCGCATCGTTTAACATCATCTTTGGTTTTTGTCCACTTGTCCTGTGCCAGCCTCTCCAGGGTCCAACTTCTGTATAATAACTCCAGGGTGTTGATCTTCCACTCCCAAGTGTCGAATAAATACCCGTTCCGTATTCAGGATATTTCCAATATCCAACAACATTATAAAGTGCAATCTTTAACGGCTCTTCAACCGAAAGGGTGTACCTTGCTGCCAGTGCCCCTGTCGGTCTTTGAAAAGCAAAATCAGCAGCAATTCCATTAGCAGTTCTTCCTGCGTCAATCAATCCCTGCGTTGCGTAATCAACTGCTTTTATCTTATCAGCTTCACATTTAATTTTTAGTTTTTCAAGTCCTATAACATAAATATTCATATCCTCGCACTTTGAATAAGCCAATCTCTCAAATAAGATTTTGCCATTACGCTCATCAGTTCTTCAACCGGCCTATAGGTTTCATAAGCTTCTGAAAGACCTCCCCTTGAAGCGCTTTGAACTCCCTGCTCTCTCAACTTATATATTTCGCTATTCATATACTTGAATATAGCAAATGCTTCTTCATAAACAGCCCATTTCACTTCATCTGGAGTTGCTTCAACAGTTGTATAATCAGAAGAGTAAGAAGGTAAATTTGAGAACGATGCACCTCCTCCTCTAACTCTAATAACTCGAGGGAATAATGTCGTTTGATCATCGATTTCTTTCTGACCTATAAAAGGCAATCTCTCAATTCTATTAGAAGCCATCGTTAAGAATTTAGTCTTATCCGAATCAGACATAACAACCCAGTCATCAGAAAAAGGTCTTGTTATAAAATAAGTATTTGATTCAGCGAGAGTAACAAGCATTTATTTCTCCTTCTTCTTTTTAGGTCTTTCTTTTATTTCTTCAATTTCTTCAACTTTAGGTTTTCCATATTGATAAGGACATTCTCTTACATGAGTGTTATAATCTTCCTTCCTCAAAAACTCCGCACCACAAAAAGGACATTTATACATCTTCACCTCCATATGTGGGGGCCCGAAAGCCCCCCATTTACTTATTTATTATCCGCAGAATCTAACAGCAAGTTCAGGTTTTAAGGTCTTAACACCAATGAGCATATCCATAGAAACGATGTTAGTCTTTGCTTCTAAATCGTAGTCATAAACAACCCTAATGGCAAGTCCAGAACTTGGATCTCTCAATACTGCAGCATTCCTTCCATCAATAGGGCCTTCCTGTGTAGCACTGGCAAGAGCAAATGCATTCCTATGGAAAGCAAGGTTTGCAATATGTGATACATGAAGCGTTACGGTCTTAGTAGTACAAGCCTGAGCTAAAGCGGGATAAATTTTTACAGTTACTGTGAATGGAGTAGCAGGAGTTATTGCATCTTCCGTACAAACATACTGTCCCAATGTATCTGCAATGGTGATTAAGTCTCCCTTCATGATAGTCTGGCCTTGAGCAGTTCCTGTTACGGCTATTGTAGTTGCTCCCAATGTTCCCGTTGCAGTTGCAGCCGCATTAAGAGTTCCCTTTGTATGTGTTGGAATGTTCTGGTCAAGATAAGAATCGAGAGTAAAAGCTCTACCCATAGAAGCTTCCCTTAATGTATCCGTGCTTCCTGACTTATCAGCATTCAAGAAGGCATCAAGTCCGATATACTTTGCCTGTGTTACTGGATCAACGACGAGTCTCCTGAGATTATCTATAGGAACCTTGTTAATGCCCATCATCTTATTTATATTGATTAAATCGCCAACTACAGGAGTTCCCGCAACATCAACAAAATAAGGAATATCAACGTAAAGCCCTGCAATTAGTTCATCAATCTTCTGTGCAAAAGCATCAGTAGCTCCTTCGACATACAGATCTCCGAAATCCTCAATATCCAAAGACAATTCCTTAGATGTAACCTTAAAGGAAACATCAAGAATTTTTGACAGTATAATCGCAACAGAGCCTTGTGTAATGTTCTGATATACAAGAGAACTAACATACTCCTGTGCAATAAAGGTTGCAGGAACGGGAATTGTTATAGTCTCTCCCACACCTTTTACAAATTCCTTACTGTAGTCTTTATGAATGAGGCCTGCTAAAACTACATTGTTCTTCAATCTCATTATCGCTTCTTTAGCAATAATGGATGGTGTTAAAATTGTATTTGGCATTTATATAACCTCCCAGTTATTTTTTCTTCTTACGCCATTCTTCGTATTCAGCTTGTGACATCTTATCGAAGTCTGGCATTCCTTTAGGCTCTCCTCCAACTGTCAGTCCAACATTTTGAGTTTTTTCTTGAAGAAGTTTTTTAAGTTCTTCAATGTCTGCTTTAATTTCGTCTTCAGTCTGGCCGAGAACCCTTTTTGCCCAACTCTTTGGAAGTCCTGCCTGGTCCAGTAAAGAAAGTTTTAAGTTCTCTATTAATACCTGCTTCTTTTCTATCTCTTTTTGCTCAGCTAACTTTTTAAATTGGTCGGTTTCTGCTCTTGCTTTTTCAAGTTCCGTTTTATTGGCATTCTCCAGTTCATCAAGTTTAATTTTAGCTTTCTTTAGCTCCTCATAGTCTTTATACTTCTCTTGCTCCCTGGCAAGTCTCTCTGCTATAATTCTGTTTACCTCTTCTTGTTTAAAGAGTTTTTCCTGATTTTCCCCTTCTTTTTGGGTAGGATTTTCAGTTACCTTTTTTACTTCTTCTGCCATTTCCGTTTCTCCTTCCAGCCCGTCGGCTGTATTATTTTTTATGACCTGAATACCATTTATTTAAAATTCGTAACATACCCTTCGCCTTTTTAAGTGAGCCAGCAGTAGCTTTATGTCTCCACTTCCCACCTCGTTTAACTTGTATTTCTCTTCCTCTTCTCCTCCAGGGCATTATGTTCCCTCATATATCTTTTGAAGTCTATCGTTTTCTTTTCTTAATGTTTCGGTATCGGGTATAACTACGTGGTAAGAGTGAATGCAGTTAGAATGGAACATCCCTTCAACTGTTACCTCTTCAAGTGTAGGATAACCTTCTGTCTTTCCTGTTAAACTTATTATTTTACCTGCATATTTTCTGCAAACCTCGCAGGTTGTTGGAGTAATCACATTATTTATTTGAACTAAATCAATATCATTTTCGAGATATTCATTTGCCGTTCCCTGTCTAAAAGTTTCCATAGTAGAAGTCCTTGCCACCATGTCGGTATAAGATGTCATGTTCCACTCTTTGCCTGCTTTATCAACAAAACCCGTGATCCCCTGTTTTGCTAAATTATCTCTCATATTTTGAGCAATCTTACTAAGCGAATCATAACCTGCTATGTTAGATTTAATCGATTCAAGAGCTATGCTTCTGTAAATGTCGTTTATCCTTCTCCCGACAACTCCCGTGAGTTCACCTAATCTTCCATAAACATTATTTGCTAATACATTCATTGCCTCTAAATGAAACCTGCTTGCTAATATATCAGGGTTCGTAACAACTCCTATGCTTAAATCTGCAAACTTTACACCTGCCCCATATAATCCTGTAGTCATCTCCTGCGTCCATTGTTTAGAACCTTGATTTAAATAATCTAAAATCTTATCTGCCTCTGATAACTTATTTTTTAAGAAACCAATTTGATAGGGATTTAAAAGTCCTGAATTTATCAAAGTTAAGATTTGCTTTTCCGCATCCGAATATAACTTAATAATCCTTTGCGTTTCAGCTTCAGTCAATTTATTTACAAAATTCAAATAACTATTTACCTGCATTGCTCACCTGAGAATTTATCGTTATAGCATTAAGTTTTTCTTCAAGGCTTGGCAATTTCAATCCAGGAGGATTTGGTTGGTTTTCACTCTGCTCTGCTTTTATTTTTTTAATCTCCTGCTTCAAGGCATCCCCCTCTAATCCCCAAAGTCGCTTCATAGAACTTTCTCTTGAACTTAATCCAGAATTAACGGCCGTGCTTTCCACCATAACTTGTTCAGTCATATCAATCGGCAGTCCGTCTTGCCAATCTATGTGTATATCCTGCGGAGAGAATTGAATGGAATTAGGAATGCTATTTGCAACTGCCAACTCACTTGCCAATGATAAAACCTCTTTAATTTTCTTATCTAAAGAAAGCCTTAATCTATTTACCTTTGAGAGTGGAGAAATAAGCAATCTTCTTAAAGCACTTCCGCTTTCCGCAAGTCCCTGTTTTAGATCTCCAAACAAAGCAGGCGAAGTCTCCGAAAGTGCATATAACTGAGTCATTAAATTGTCTATTTCCTGATTTACCGCTGATAGTTGAGCGTCCCAAACAAGATAATTCGGAGGTGTATCTCCTGGAGAGACACCAACATATTTGCCCGCTACGTCGACAACGGCCTTCCCTGTTCGTTTATCCTGTTGAATTAGGCTTCTTGGTCCGTACATTGATGGACTTGCGTGCTTATCGAGAATCCTTGCAACCTGACTAAATCTAACTTCTAATTCACAAACAATCGTATCAATAATACCGTAATCATCTATACCAAAACCATTTTCACTTGTAGTTAGATTATTGCAAACTACAATAAGAGGACTCTTTACATTCGTTTCAGTCTCAGCAAAATCTATCAAATTGCCAATTAACCCATTTTTAAATTGGTAAGTTTGGTAGGTAATAATTCCAGGGTTTCGCGTATCATGTATCTCTACATAAAGTCTATCGTCAACGTCCCATACAATATAATGAGCTATAATCTTCTTTCGATTCTTAGGGTCGAATACTGGAAACCAATAACCGGGTGAAAGCGAGTCTATTTTAACCGTATTGTCTTCCAGAACAGGTTTGAATATTCCCGATCCATACCTTGAAATATCAATCACCGCATTATACCCGGTGTTAATAAAATCACTGTTATCAAGAATCAAGTTTAAAAAGGACTGCTTTTTAGAATCCCCAACCGTTATGACTGGAGGTTCACCGAATAATAAATTAGCAAAAGCGGTCGATATCCTTCTATACCAGTTGAAGTCGAACTGCCAAACCGTTAATTCATCAATATCAAATAATTGATTGTATCTTTCTTTGAATATCTGCTTATGTTCACCTTTGAAAAGCAATCTATTCTCATCGTATAATTTTATTCTTTCATATTCTTCAGGTGGCGGAAAAGTTGCTCCCTTCTTCAAAAAGTCCATATCATATAACATCTTGTCTCCTAAAATCCTTTTGGCTTTGGAACCATCATTGCTTCTCCTCCAAAGTTCAACTTCTCGAAAGCTCCTGAAACTGCATCCACCTGGTCATCGTGAGTTCCCTGGGGAAATACTTCGAATTCGTCTAAAAACTCCTCGTTCCAATTACCTTGAACTATTCTGACATTCCCTGCTTCTGCTGCACTTGCCAGAGGAGCAGCTCTTAATACTTTTGAACTTGCTTTCTTGTCTGCATGGAAATCAAAGCCTTTTAAAACTTCCCTTCTGTAATAGTCAATCGCCTGAACTCCGCTTGCACCAGGCTCCTGCTCCATATAGATTGGAATCCCTATACCATCCAGCATCGCAGTTTGCTTCGTAAGCTGCTCCACTTTCAAGGGAGTTTCTCTAACTCTTCTCATATCCGGGACGTAGTAAATTCCGTTCTTCTCTCCAAGTAAAGCACCGGCCGTCCAGTCAGGATCGTTTAAATTACTCTGCTTCGTTGCAGCCAGATCCCAGTAGCGAATTTTCCTTAAATCTGCTGGGGCTTGCCGAACTATCTCAAACCATTCGCGCCTGAACGTCATGCCTTCCTCGTTCATTTCCCAGTCTCCATTTAAAAGCCTGGCTCTCGTAAGAGGGTCTAAATTGCTTAAGCTCTTAACATATGCTTCTCTGTCAATAAAAGGGTTATCGTCTAATCTTGCAGGGATAAACGCCCTGTTTGGATCCGTATTTGTTATGAACCTGTCTTTCACGTCCTTATGCCCTATTGCACCGGGGTTTGACCCTGACCTCATTCTTATTGGTATTAGAGAATTTGCTAATCTTCTTAACCTTGAAAACAAAAATAAATATTGGCTCATCCTGAATTGAGTTAATTCATCAAAACCAATGAATTGAAATTCAGAGGATCCATACCTGTATTTATCGTTCTCGGTTTGCAAATATCCGAAAGATAACGTTGCTCCGCTTGGAAAATGCCAAGTCTTCGCCTTATCACTCCATTTTGCTTTTGTGCCAGCTAACCAGCTTTCGGCTCTTGGCATTAAAGCTCCCGGTAATGTCAAATCCGTGTAAGTCCTCCTAAATATAATTGCGGCATATCCTGGGACGTCAACGTACTGCAGCGCAGCCATAAGAAGTGCATCACTTTTTCCACCACCAGCGGCTCCTCCATATAAAGCTTCCTCGCACTCAAGAACCAGATACTTCGCCTGTTTCGGAGTCGGCTTGTGGGGAATCCACTTGTTTTCCAGAACCGTTGCCGCTAATATTGCTTTTTCCCTGCTCGTCATTTTTAAACATCCTCTCGTACTCGGCTATCTTTAAAAATAAATCTTCGAGGCCAGGTACCTTTAACTCTTTCTCTCCTTCAATGTTTTCGCCAACGAGTCCCATTTCAAGCCTTGCAAGCTTATCAAGAATCACCACAGATATATTCAGATCTTTTAATCCTTTTATTTCTAGTTCATGTTTTTTGATAAATTTATTTAGGGCTTCCTTTAAGAGCTGATGAACTGCAAAGATAGTCCTTCTAAAATCTGCCTTCGCATCTATAACTCCCTTATTCGTTTTCTTTTCAAGGTTCTTTGAATTTTCAATATCTCTTTGCTGAACTCTAAACTGCCAGTTAAAATTCTTGGACCATTTTTTAACTGCTGGGATACTGACGGAATACTTTTGGGATACTTTCTCTAAATTTCTCTCCACGCCTAAAGAGTAATAATATTCAAATGCTTCTTTATCTCTGAGGGTCTCTGTCATAGTTTCACTGCCTTCTGCCCTGTATAGGTTTCCCATCTGTCTATAATGACGTCGCAGTAATGAGGATCAATCTCCATCGTGTAACATGTGCGATTTAACCACTCGCAGGCAATAAGCGTAGGACCTGAACCACTAAATAAATCTAAAACGGATTCCTCGT